GCTACCAAGTAGCCGCCCAATTTAAATATGCTGGAAAAATCAAGTGAGGATGCAGTCCCGCCAATCGACTCAACCGGCAAGTACCAAATACGCATACTGTTTTTTTCGACCATCCATAAACGAGTCTTGAACACGTTCAAATTGATGATGGCGGAAGTGACAACGCCGCTAATCGCGGGGGTGGACAAACTATTGATCGATTTCCACGTAGCCCCGTCATACAACTGCATGTCATCTACACCATTGGCGAGATACATATAGTTTCCGCCCGGTGTACTGTAATTTACATGCTGCCACTTATCAGATGTAAATCCTGTTGCGACAGACGCGCCTACTACACCTGTCGTTGTGCAGTCGTAAATAGACGCACCAGCAGCAGCGAATAGATAATTCACTGTTGGCGCGTTATATGCCATCAAACTATTTACGTTCCCGCTGATTCCAGTTGTCTGCGTTGTGTATCCATTGCGTAAAACAACCTTGGACGGATACGGAACAATATTGTCCAGAATGACCGCATCATTGGCTGGCATCTCCGCCAACGAGTCGAGAACATTCCATCCTCCTGTTGGTGCTGGAACTGAGGTGGTTGTCGATTTTTGAGATCGAACACCCTTGCTACGAAGCGGTTTAAGCATTCCACGAACCTATTGGAATGACGATGCCAGTCCGCGCATCTGTCTTGCGCCCCATGTCGAGAACCGCTTTTTCAACATCTCTATTGATGGCATTCGTTGCGCGGATTTGATATTTGCGAAAATCTTCTGCGTAATCCAATCCCTTCACAGCTTTAAAACGCCATATAAGACCAGCTGTCAATAACTGCTCATCCAGCAGAGACACATCACTATCTGCACTAAATGCAGATTTCAATGTCAATCCGTCAGATGATGTGCACCAGTTTTTGGTTTGATATTCGAAATAGTAGGAATCGCCTGCAGCAGGAACCGGCATCAACAACAATAAGCCGCCACGCACGCGATATTTTGGGAATGGGCTTGTGACACCCCATGATTTGAAGTTTTGCCATGCATCAGGCGTCATTGATCCATATACGGGAAGGCGCTTTGTTCGATCCCATATCGTGCCGCCGATGATGTATTTGAAACCCGGTGCAATCGTCTCAATTGCTCCCTGGCTTTCTGTTGCAACAGTAGTAAATGATGCCTCCAACTGCAAAGACTGCCAATCGCACGCAAGTCCAACTGATGCGCCAGTCGATAACTCTTCACCTTCTTCATTCAATAATCCCATCAGCTGCTGGATTTGAAGGTCGGTCGAAGAGGCGACCGTATTGGGCGAGGTAATCCCAATGCGCACACAGGCGTTTTGTACGATTGTCAGGAGGGACATAGTTACTCTTCTTTAGGTCTGCCACGTTTTGGTTTGTCGGCTTCCACTGCCTTAAGACGTTCATTCATGCGATCGATGGTTTCTTTTAGCTGCTCGTTTTCGATTTCGAGCGCCGCAAGTTTTTCTGCAGAAGCATTCGATGAGTTAAGCCATGCCTGCGCCTTTTGCTTTAATGTGCGCAATCCAAGATTTTTCTGGAGGAGTTCTTCGTTCGCTGCGGCGAGGTCTTCTACTGTGCGAATTTTCAGAGCCAGCAGATTCTCCACATCTGCAGGAGATAAAACAGCCCATTCTCGAATCGGATAGCCATTTTCTGGCGTCTCACGCCCCGCTAACCAGTCTTGAAACTTTGTGCTGAAATGCCGCACCCAATCTTCTGGATATTCGCCATCGATTGCTTTTCGCTCTAGCTGCGCAATCCATTCTTCAGCGACTTTTTCTGTCTGGTCTTTCGATCCAATCTGCATGACGTAAGCCATGTTCACGTTTTTAGTGACACGACGGCCTTGTTCAATCGATGCGTTTCTGTCTTCTACGGCAATTTGTTTAAATTCAACGTAGGGAGGGCGAGCTTCTTGGATGGATGGCATGGGGGTTTCCTCATGAGTTGATAAACTTTTCTATGCCTGCGCTTGTTGAAACGGGCATAAAAAAGCCCCACCGGAGTGGGGCGATCTGAAACGATTTAAAACTATTAGACGACTTGACCTTGTGCCACAGGATCATTCAACACGCCTGCCCCGTAACCTGTATAGGTTCCGGTCAGTGTGATTTGACCTGTTGCAGTCGAGTTCTTATCGCCAAATGTTCCAATTGCAGATCCTGTATAGATGCGCTTACCATCAGGATCAAGACCAGCGACCACCGTGGAAGATGGGATGCCAGTGCCTGACAGAGCCATGCCTAGGAATGCGCCATCGTATCCAGAAGGACATACCAAAACGTTGGTGCCGTTTTGCGTATTTGCAGTAAAGGTTTTTGTACCTGTCGCAGCGATACGGTTACGGACGCCCAACAACTGCTTGCCATTTGCCAAAGTGCCTGCAATACCTGCAGCAGCCACAGCAACAGCAGTATCAGCAGCTACGGTTGCATTGGTCTTATAGACTGCAAGACCTTTTACCTGAATCCAGCCATATTTGCCGGATGCCATTGGAGCCATTGCCACGCCAAACGGGAAGCCTTGACCTGCAGTGGTTGGGAGCAATGCGCCTTGATATGTTTCATCCCACATCACCAATGAACCTTTCAGAATGGCGTCATTCGATTTGATGTAGATGAAAGTACCAAGACCCCAATAAGGATCGACTGCAGTAACGCTTGTACCAAGTACATGGCGTTGGGTTGTATCTGGCGTAAACCAATCGTTAAACGGTTGGGTGCCAGCAAAAGCGGAAATTGCTGAAAACATGAAATTCTCCTTATGCTTTCATGACGGCTTGGCGAGCACGGTTAGAACAAACCAGATTTCCCTGCCAGAGGATTGGTATAACGATGGCGTCTTGGTTGACACTACGCAGCTCGTCCATCATCGTGAAATTGGCGTCTTGATGAGCAACCATTTCCAAGAAATCGGTATTGATGAAATAAGCATGCGAAGATGGGATTCCGCCTGACGAATCAAAGAATACATCGGCAGTTTTGTACTTCATGCTGATCATGCCGCCCTTGCCGTTTTCGTCCGATGTGTAACGCTTCAGGCTTGTCTGCGATTGCTCGTAGAAAGTGAAGTAATCATCGGACATCACGATCAAGTCAGGCTGATCATTGCCGCGAGTCGCCTTGATCCATGTCGGCAGCATCAGGCTTTCAATTGTGGTTGACGAAACCGTGATCGAAGAGCCGCCTTGCAACGGAGCCGCAGCGGATTGAACGATATTTTGCCAGAACGGATAAGTCGAGCTGTTGATACCACCGACAGTTCCCGTGCCAGCATCAGCGATCAGCGCTTGGATACCGTTGATCTGGTTTGTTGCAGTGCCGTCCGAATACAAGTCTGTTGACATGCCGTTAGCAGCGGAACGCATCGCATTTTTGATGCGAGCCTTCACCAGATTGATAATGCGCTGATCGCCCGAGTTGGTACGCAACTCAAGACCAGACGCTACAACGTTGATTGCGACTTGACGCCATGGAAATTCAGCAGCCGTGATGACATCGGATGCCTGAATATTCAATGTGTCATAACCGGAATAGCGTTGATACGTACTGTTGGCAGCGTAGTCGAGAGGGCAAACAATCGACAGGCCGCCGTCTTCTGTGCGTGCCTTGCCTTTTTCAGCAATGCGACGATACAACGCGTTGTGGTTAGAGACGTTATCCGCAACTTCTTTCGAGTGATTGCGGTACGTGGTCGAGACAAGCTCGGTAAACGTATTGAATAGAGTGCTTTGCCCAGGTGAGGACATGATATTTCTCCAGTATTAGGAATGCGCTGTCATCCCGACAGTGCGAATTAACGTGACCTGATCTTTTCCAGTGTGGCTTTGATCGTGTCGTCCATTGTGCCGACAGCCTTCTGTGCTTGCATGGTTCCACGCCTTGCTACATTGGTTGCTGCTGCGGCTTTGGCGGCTTGAGCTATCTTCACCTGCTCGGCTCGGCGCTCTTCTTGCTGTTTAGCTAAAAGTGATTGCCGTAAGTCGGGGCGTGCCCAGATTGCCATTTCATACGCTTGATTGATGTCCTTCGCTGTGCCTGCTTGTAAAAGCGCTGCCATTTCATTGCGAACGGAATCAAAATGTTCCTTCCCCTGCTTTGCTTGTTCTAGAAAGCTGTTTAGCTCCTGTTGCTCGCGCTGCGCTTGAGAAGTTTTAATTTGGTTTAATTCTGCTTCACGCTCCATCAATTGCTGATGCATACGCAAGGCAGTAGGATCGATCTGCTGCATGCCTTGTGAAAGATCGATACCAGCATGTCGAGCCAGTTGGTAAATTGCTGCACGGCGGACGTTTTCATCTGGATGACGCAGTTCCGCGTCTTTCTTGAAAAGCTCGCGAATTGCCACTTCAGGCGTTACGCCAACCTGCCTGATCGTGTTTTCATAAGGAGCGATGACATTACGGATCGACTGCGCATAGTTAGCAGCTTCTCGGTATTGTTCGACACCCTTATGGAAATCCGATTCTCTCTTAAGCACTTCCTGCTGAATAACAGGATTCAGCTTGGAAAATTCTGCCTTCGCTGCTGCAGTCCAGCTTGACGGTGGGTTCGCATTAGATGTCTGCGCTTGAGGTACTTGAGTTTGTTCAGGTGCGCCACTTTCAGAAGTCTCTCCATGAATTTCAGCTTGTTGCTTATCCACCTGCACATCTTTGGCCTTTGCGAACTTGCCGTCTGGTGCGCGTTGTTTCTGTGGCTTTGATTCTGCCTCGGTTGCATGTTGTTCTAACTCTGCTGCCGCTTCTGAATCTCTGCTCTTGATACTATCCAATGTCGATTGAATAGTTTCGTCCATCGTTGGTTCATTTAATTCTGTTTCGATATTGTCTTGGGTTGCCAAGTCGTTATCCATAAAAACTCCTGCATAGGCTCCATTGCGAGCATGGGGAAAATCCAACGTCATCCCGACGTGGTGCGATACACGGCTCTAGGCCGAATTCTTTTAACCTCTTGCCAGAACCCTTCGCTTTGATTCAGGCATTGAGTAATATGTCCTTGCTACTGCATCGTGCAACTTTGCATCAGCCTTTTTCTCGATCTCTTCGAGATTTCTCGCAGCATCTTTCTTCATTTCTGGATCGTATGGAATGCAGCGGTTACGCTTTAAATCCTCGCGTCGTGCGGCGCGGCCTTCTACCCATTTGCCATCAATAGGAGATTCATAACCAGGAAGATCAGGCGCGATGTATGGCGCTTGTTTGGCAGTAAATTCGCATTTAATACGCCACGCCTCTTCCGCTTCTGGCGTCCATGGCTTATACCCCCAGCAGTTCAAATACCGTTCTTTGTCGCTCATTTCCGCGATAGTTTTATCGAAGTATTGATTGACGTTTTCACTCATCTTACGACTCCGCTTGTTTTGCTGCCGAAATCTGTGCCGCATCCAAGGTTGATTGCGCTGCGATCTCTGCAACTTCGATCTTCGCAGCGTTATTCATCTTGGCAATGATCATATTGAACTGGTTTTCCACGACAGATTGACGCTGCTCCATCGATAGTCGCACTTGCTCCATGCGCTGTTCCATTTCCTGCTTCTGCATTTCACGCGCATGCTCTAATTGCTGTGCTTGTGCGTCTTGCTGCGCTTGATAAGCCTGCTCCGCTTGTGCCAATCGCAAATCATTATCGGCACGTTGCTGCTCAAATCGAGCCTCCATTGCCATACGCTGCTGTTCAAGCTGCGCATCCATCTGTTTGGTTTGAATATCGGCCTGTGCTTTGTCCTGCGCCTGCTGTTGGCCAGCTTGGATTTTCAGCATTTCTAGATTTGGCTGCGGCTTGGGTTGCTGCATCTTCTCGATTGCATCCTCGAAAGCCAGCCCCATGCGAGCACGACGCGCAACCGTCAACGCTACTTCTTTCAACACGTCGATTGTCATGACGCCTTCTTGCACCAGCGGCGACATGCCTTGAATGGTGTCACTTAGTGCTTTTAACGTAGCCTGCAGACCTTGCATATCCGATTCAATCGAACTTGCGATGGTCGAATCTGTCTCGATGTCGATGTGATATTTGCGATGCGCTTTGTCCTTCAAGAGCATCATGACTTGCCCCCACGATGGCTTATCCATCATGTCTTGCTGGGCTGGCGTCAAAGGCTTGGGCGGCGGCGGCATCATGCCGTGCATCTGCGGCGAGATCTGCTGGCCTTTTGTTGCCTGTTGATATGCCTGGTATGCCTGCGCCTGCATTTGCAGCTGTTGGCGCTCCATCTCGTTATTCAGCAATTTAATGCCGGTCATGTCGGCAATGGTCGATTGCTGGAATTTATTGGCAATGATCTGGCACTTCAAACGGATGATGTCGCGGATATACCGTTGACACTCGGCCTGCATTTTCTTGAGGCGTTGCGTACCCCATTGCGCCTTTATCTTTTGAGCGCCATATGTCTCACGTGGGTCTGTGGCAGCGCGCATGATGTCCGACAAGCCGGTAATCTCATAGATCACCTGCTTGCAAGCCTCCCGCTGATCCATCAAGACTTTAATCACATTAGCAGCCATTTCAATCGGCATGTACCAGATGTGTTTTTCAAGGCCGCCAGACTCAGCCAGTGCAATTGCATCGTCTGCTGGTAACAACTGATTGTCATCAGCATCCTGCAGTTTCGATAATTCTTTCAGAACCGCGTTGTATACGCCACGCACGCGCAATGCGTCGGTCAGGTTATTGATTCGAGACGAAACGCGGTCTAGCTCGTCTGCCTGTTGTTTGTACTCTTCATACAAAGGAACGGGAACGAGATTGTTGGAATCTTCAATAGCGTAAAAAGGACGAGGAAGCGGGAAGAAGCCATCCAACCCAAGCGGGTCTTCAATGACTTGCAACGGCTTGACCTTGTACGTCCTGCAGATGAAATAGACTTGTTTTGAATCCTTGTCCCAAATCTCCCACACTTCCGCAGTCTTGAATAAATCACTGGTCGCCTGGTCAGCCTTGTTTACTTCATCGTCCTTAACAGCATCAAGTTTGACTTCTCTAAAAACATCGCCAAACTTCTCCACGCCAGCGTCACGGCTGAAACGATGGCGGAAGGCGACCCACCGCACCTCATCCCATGTTTTACCAGGGCCACGGCGGAAATCATCCCATTGCACGTGCTCACAGACTGCCATTTCATAGGATAATCGTTGTTCTGGCTCTTTCTCTTCGCCCTGCTCAGTGTCTGTTTCGATGTCCTCGAAATCTGGCGCATATTTAACACGTGATATGCCACGGCCACACAATAAAGTGTCCAGAATGTCTAATTTGATCCCATAGTCGAAATCATAGACATCCATCGAATAATCAGCGCAACGCTCCAGCACCTCTGATACAACCTTGCCAATTGGATCAGGATCACGAAAGCGGCGGCGCACATCAGCAGTTGGAAGCGTGTTATAGACAGCCTGCCTTAATGTTTCCGTATTCGACCACAGAATATTGAAGCTGTTTTTCTTCTTCTTTTCAGCCCGATAACGCTCATAAATCGCTTCGGATGTCTTGCGCCAATCCTTCTCGTCCTTATCGGCGAG